ATTTATCCCAGTTTTCATAGCCACGTGCAGGATCAAACTTGGCAAATCCCACAGATGCCGCAACACCTGGGTCGTACACCACATGGTGTGCCATCCAATCCATAATCTGATTGGACTTAAGAATCTGTTCTTTGTGGTGCTGAGCAAAGAAATCAACTTTTTTGTTGGTTTCCATAAGGTATTCACGCATTTCTGCGTCTTCCATATCCAGCAACCAGTTCACCAAACCTGGCAGCAGAGAAGCAAATTCACCAAAGGGACGCCCACGATCGTCCATATCGATCAGTGTTTTCTGCTCACTGGAACCACCCGTGAACGGCTTATCAAAAGGAATTGTTAAGCGGCGACGAGCCAAGCCAGAGGTTGGGTCTGTGGTTTGAATTGGTTCGTTTGCCGTGATCATGACAAGACCGTTGTACTTAAACGGTTTTTGACTAGACGCCTGGAACTTTCGTTCGTTTCGGATGAGGTCACGACCGGTGATGGCTTTGAGGACAGAAACCGAGCCACCATATCGCTCCACATCATTAAAGAGCAGGAGCTTTTTTTTGTAGAGGTTTGCAGTTTCAAAACGATTCTTTTCCAGATGCTCCAAGGAAGAAATCATGGCGTTATCATCGCCCACCAAAGCATGAGCCAAGTTTGAATAAGTGGACTTACCCGACTTACCTGGGCCTACAATTTCAACAAACTTCTGGATGTCCGAGCAACCGAGGAGAACAGCTCGCAGCCAAGCCCTCAAAACTTGAGTGCGTTCCCAACTACCATCTTGCGTACCCTTCAACCACTTAATGATTGCTTCACAAGTAGCCCCTGGATCATACTCGTAAGGGAGCTGTTGCGTGATATAAAGATTTCTGGAGCAAGGCTGGAACTCTCTAGTGTAAACATTTAAAACTCCGTTTTTAAATAGCAGGAGTTCGTTGCCTTCATACCAGTCATCAAAGATGACGGTAATGCGAAGCTGCTCAACGATGTCGTTGATCATCTTCATGCTGTAACCGTTATGCAAGAAGCCTTCTTTAATGAGATCTAGTTTATTTTTAATGTCGCCCTTAAACTCTGCATCGGATAGCTGATACCAGAGCCCTTTATTACCCAGGTACTCATAAAGGAAGAAAGCACCGTGCTGCTGACTGTACAGCAAGTTGCCTTTATACATCTGCAATACAACGTCAGTTACAACGTCATACGAAGGATTTTTTGTTTTTTGTTCCTTGTCTTTACCTTCGGCTCTTTGCCTGGTTTTCTTTGCAGATAAAACAAGATTTTCCCGTTCTGGTGCAGCAACAGACATTTTGTTCAGTCCTAAATCTTCTTCAAGTTCAGCAAGTAATTGTTCAGCGCGATCTAGTGCCGCATCATCGGGCGACATCGCCTTATGATCCTGGGGCTCTACCCACCCATGCTTCTTGGCTTCCATAATGAGGGAGCCAATACCGCGACCACCGCCTTTATTAAAAGAAATCCAACGACGGTGACACTCACCATCCTTATACTTCTCCGATTGCTTAGACCATTCATCCCATTGATCCAGCAAGGATTCGTCCAGTTGATGGAGCGATTGTCCGACCATGATCCAAATGTCATAGTCATCAGCAGCTTCCGGGGGTAACGCCCACATTGCGGACGTAGCCTTCTTCATGTCACAATCCAGATCCATTGTTGCTTGTACAACGAATCCGTTTCCGACAATCCGAGTTGTTTCCTTTGCGGGAACCCCTTGCTTGATGTTTTTATTAATAATGAGATTCAGAAGCCAGTCCGGAAACTCAGGCAAAGATTCGACCCACTCAAAACCCATGCCCTGGGCGGTGTAGTACCCCTCTGTTTCTGGATGCAAGCCCATCAGCACCCCTTGGTGCCGGGACCACAGAATTTCTAACTTTTCCCGATTGCCTTCTGCATGCCAAGTGTACTTATTCCGAAGGAAATGCTTGTGTTTATCCCGATGTAACTTGTATAGCTTTCGTTCGCGACCTGCCTTACCACTACAAATGGTTAAGGTCGGGGGCAGCGCAGTGTCGAAATCGGTTTCGTCTGCAAGACCTGTAACAAGTGGATATACAGTCGGACCATCAATATCGACCCAGACCAAGCCATAAGGATGATTGTAGACAGGGCCACCCAGTAGACCAATGGCTTTACATTGTCCCGAAAGAAGTTCTTCTTCAATTTCTCTAGCGCTATACGGCTTGCTTTGCCAGCCCATGATGTATGGGTCTTTGTTGGCACCGAGTGGAGTTAACGGCCAGTCGAAAGGAAGATAATCGAGCCGGATTTCGCCTGGCTTGAGGGCTTGCTCATTTTTATTTGTCATCATTTCCCGCTAGAGCTGATCTTTACTTTAAGGTCTTTATCCGGAAATTGACCCTCTTTTATCAATGTGTAGGCATGGAGATGCATGTCGGTGGGCAGACAAAAACAATCCCCATCCACCGCATTCATCATGAGGTGTTGGAGTGTATTCATCCACTCACCCACAGAAATGTGGATGTCCATGGAGGGTTTTTTAGGCGTTCCCTTATCCTACGGTGACCAATCCGTGGAGACCATCTATTCTTTGTTAAATCACTGAGACTTATTAGACTCATCTGTTTTATATTTTTCCCGCTTATCAATGGACAGGAACTCTTTCATGAGTTTGTTGTAAATATCAACAGCATCTTCTTTTGTTACAACTGCACGTTCACATGCAATGGTCCATGCCAGGCGCTTACGGCATTCCATCGGAGCTTGGGGGTTGTAGCCCATCAGTTTACCAAAACACCTAGATCAAATCTGGGTCATACACTCCGCAATTTTCGATCTGTTTGTAATATTCTTCCACAATTTTGTACCAATCTTCCCGAAGCATGTTCAGAAAATTCCTGGAAATTTTAAAAACCTGAGTCCTGACTGGCGTCGAAACCAAAATTGCCGCCTGCTGCACCGTCATACCAAGGGTTTGTTCAATAGCAATGTCATAGGCAGCCAACTGTTTACACGTCTTTTTGAACTTCATATGCCCACCAAGCAGATCTCTCCACTCCTGGGACCCCTTCTCCAAATCTTTCGGCCACTTCCTGCTGTATGGCTTGACGCTAGTCTTTAAATCCGCCAGCGTAAGTTTGTTGCCAACGACACCAATAATGTCAGGAGCACCAGCCCAAGCCCTGCCTTCGTCATCACAACCCCAGACACGAGCGACATCGTCAGCACCAATAGTGAAATCAAACTTATCGAGTACAGGAGACTCCGCCCACAAAACCTCAGAGAACTGGTCAAGAATCGGAGGCATCCCCGCCCAGAAATCCGCGTAGTCTTCTGGGATTTCCGGAGTTTTGTTTCCTTTAAGGTAGCATTCCATCCCATAGTGGATGGCAGTGCCGCGTTCGGCAGCCGCTTCTTTGACACCTGGATTAGCTTTAGACCACATTTCGAGCTTCCGTTTGTTTGCTTCGGAAGCTGTCTCACCAATGATAGTGGTTACGGACGGTGCAGGTCCAGTGGGTAACGGAGTTGTATAGTGACGTTTTCCGTTAAGCGTAATTCTGGCTGCGGTCCTATTAAGGTTCCGCATTAATTCCGGTTGCTCTTCTTTAGCCTGGATCCAAGGATCCGCTACGTTTAGTTTAGCAACCATTCTCGGTTTTGTATATTATTTGTACTATAGAGTATTTTTAGACAACGTGGAAGACTTCAAGATTGTGATCCTTACGCTACTTCTTTCCATATTGGCCGTCGCTACACTCGATATATTCGTTTTATCCGAGAGCTTCCGGCATTTTCTATGAATAAAGCATGGCTTTGGATCCAGGGAACGTGGAGCTGCATCTCCTGGATTTTTAAAGAGATTTGGAAGGAGTGCCTCACCGATCTGCACCTAGACAAGATCCCCTGGCATCCAGGCGACTACATGTGGTTTGCTGAACGCTGGAACGGGCGTGTGGCAATGGTAACAATCTTGGTTGTCCTCCAGCTGGAACTCATCTATAAGGTCAGTATTTGGGAGATGATCGGTGTCCTGTAACCTCACACGGTTTTACTATTGTGAGTCTGATATAAGTCTCGTGGAATTTCTTAAGCGAGACCACAAGCTTCGCAATGGTATTGCCTTTGAGGATGTGGAGACCAAAGAAGCTGATGCCCTGGAGCAAAAGCTAATTGATGACGGCGAAGACTACCTGCGTATCGACCTATGACAAGGCCCATCGAGATGATTGGCACCATGATCCTCAATGGTGCCCATGATTTACTGAAACAATTTGCAGCAATTGACTACCCAGTCAATCGTTATTTCATTCTCGATAACTCCATGGGGCGTGACCCAGAGGTACGCGAGGCGATTGACAAGGTCAAAAACGGTAACGAATACGTTAAGAGCGTTGAAGTTGTCCACAATTACATGAACGTTGGATTCTCTGGATCTATCAATCAAATCATTAAACAAAATATTGATTGCCCCTACTGGTGTGTTTTATCGGTTGACTGGCATCCAGCCCCTGGTGAACTCAAGAAGCTTGCCAAGCGTTTGGAAAATCCGTTCATTGGCATCTTGTGCGACGAAACCCAGAACGGCTACTCCTCCATGGTATTTACACCTGAACTTCTTTACGAGGTTGGCTACCTAGACGAAAATTTCTTCCCTGCCTATTACGAAGACAATGACCACCGTTACCGCATGAAGCAAGTTGGTATCGAATGGGAGTACTTGCCATTGAAATATCAACATGCTGTTAGTGCCACAATTAAAAGAGATCCTGCAATTTATGCAAGGAACCAAATGACGTTCAAGGAGAACGGTCGTTATTACGTTGAGAAGTGGGGCGGTCTCCCTGGACAGGAGAAGTACACAACTCCGTTCGACATGGATCTACCCCTTGACTATTGGTTGTATGATCCAGTTCGTAGCCAAAGGCAGCGATGGATTTAAGTCTGTACGGAAGCACTGGAATTATCGGCAGTTACTTCAACGGTTTATTTCCTAGCTTCTGCATACCCCGATCCCAACTGGAACCCGACACAGAAAACGTTTTGTACTTAATTAGTACAACAGACAACCAAACGTTTCGAGAGGATTGTCATATTGATATCGATACCAATTTGGTGCAGCTCATGCGGCGTCTTGAAGCCTGCCGCAAAGCACGCGTCGAAGTGTTTAATTTTGTAAGCAGCTGGTTTGTATATGGACCAGACCACACCTATCCCAACGAACAAGCAATCTGCAATCCGAATGGTTTTTATTCCACTACCAAGTACGCAGCGGAGAAACTAGTCAAGGAGTATTGCACGACCTTTGGTATTGGCTATCGCATCTTGCGTCTTGGCAATGTGTACGGAGGCTCAGACTCTGGATCCAACAAAAGAAATGCTTTGCATTATCTCGTGAAACGCATACGCGAGGGCAGAGATGTCACCGTTCACATCAATGTTTCCCGCGACTTTATTCACATTCTTGACACCTGTCGTGCACTGCGACTCCTTTGCGAACAGGGAGATGTCAATACGATTTACAACGTTGGCACGGGAGTATCCACACGTTTAGGCGACGCGCTTGACGAAGCTAAAAGCTTGTTGCGTTCTAGGGTATGTGTACTAAGAGCCAACGTTCCACAGAGTTACGACCAAGCTGTGCGCTTTGGTCTAGATTGTGGCAAACTAAAGTCTCACGGCTTTCAACCTCTACTTTCTTTTAAGGAAGGACTGCACGACCTATGTCTAAGTCAAAAGTTCTGTACTCCGGACCCTACTTTGATGGAACAGAAGTTGAAGCAGCAATCGCCTGTTTGAAAGAAGGAGCCTGGTACCCTGCAGGCAAAGAGGTTGACAAATTTGAAAAGCAGTTTTCCAAGAAGTTTGGCTTTGATTCGTCGCTGATGGTCAACAGCGGCAGCTCAGCCAATCTTGTGATGATCGCTGCGCTTAAGAAGTATTTTGAATGGCCTGACGGCGCAGAGATTATTGTCAGTGTTGTTGGGTTCCCCACAACTGTTAATCCCATCCTCCAAAATAATCTTGTCCCCGTCTTTGTAGACATCACCTGGGACGATTTGAATTGGGATCTGAACCATGTTGAAGCAGCAATCACCAACAAAACCGTTGCGGTTTTTAGTAGTCCTGTTTTGGGCAACAGCTATGACCTTGATCGTCTCCTTGATATTTGTGAACGGCACCAACTGATGTACATCGCAGACAACTGCGATTCACTTGGTTCCAAATGGAATGGCATGTATTTAACTGAGAATGCAGTAGCTGCCTCCTGTTCTTTCTACCCTGCACACCACATCACCACGATGGAAGGTGGCATGGTGTCCTCTGGCATCCCAGAGATTGTCACCCTTGCACGTCAGTTTGCCTGGTGGGGACGTGACTGTTATTGCGTTGGTGCATGCAACCAGTTGATCAACGGTAGTTGCGGCAAACGTTTTGATAAATGGCTTGATGGTTACGACGGCATCGTTGATCACAAGTATGTGTTCAGCCAAATTGGTTATAACCTAAAACCAATTGATATGCAGGGAGCTGTTGGTCAAGTACAGCTAGCTAAATTTGACGAGATCCACAGCAAGCGTCGCTTCAATTACGAACAGATCCGTTCCATCCTGGAACGCCTGTCTCCCAAAGTACGTGTCGTTGGGGAGTACCCAGAGGCTGAAACGTCTTGGTTTGGTGTACCCATTATCTGCTCTACCGAAGAAACCAAAACAAATCTTCAACTCCACCTGGAGCAAAACGGCATTCAAACCCGTAATTACTTTGCGGGTAATTTGTTGCTGCACCCTGCGTACAAGCACCTTGGTAACGCAAAGGATTACCCCAATGCCTACCGTGTGTTGAAGTATGTGTTCTTTATGGGCACGGCACCGACCATTACGCACGAGGATCTTGCTTACATCTTTGAAACTGTTAGCGAGTATTCCCTACCCAAGTAGGAAGTAAACCGTATAGGTCTCCTGGAGTACCCGTGCCAAACTATTGAAAGACTGAAAAGTATCAATGTTTGGCACAACCGTTATACTTAGGGGACCACGAAGCTCTGAAATGGCGCTGTCCAACCAAGTTAAAGAGTCATTAGATCAAGCAACCGCATGCCTGCGCGATGCACTTGCGTTTGCTGCACGCGCTGAGCATCCTATTACCATCAATACCATCTCCGATATTCTCATGCGTCTTGAGTCTTTAGAATGCATGGACGAGTTGATGGAGAAGTTTGAGCGTGCCCAAAACCGATCGACAGAAGGCCGCTGACGAGAGGCGGATCAACAACTACAGGAAACAGCTGTACACTGTTTGGCCAGAAATTCCTAACCCCTATGCGCCTCGCATGAAGGTCACTCCGCTTGCTCTGGAGGGAGTCAAGCTAATTTTCGTTGATCGGTACGAAGATTCTCGCGGATGCTTTAGCGATCACTGGCACATCGAGAAATTCAAAGAGATTACCGATGGTTTGGAGTTTAAGCAAGACTGCTACGTAACGTCTTATCCCAAGGTGGTGCGTGGCCTTCACTACCAAGTTGGCGAGAAAGAACAAGGGAAGTTAGTGCGTTGCGTCCGTGGTCGCATCCAGGATGTGATTGTAGATTTGCGTAAATCTTCCAAGACGTTTGGCCAGTGGATCAACGTCTACCTCTCTGGTGATCACCACCAGATGGTTTGGATACCACCAGGGTTTGCTCATGGTTATTCTACCTTGGACAACGATGCGGATGTTTTGTACAAAATGACAGAAGTCCATAGTCCTGACCACGAACGCACCTTGCTCTGGAACGATCCGGACCTTAGTATTAAATGGGATGCGCCCAAGAAACCAATCCTTTCTTTCAAAGATTCTCAAGGAACTCTTTTGAAGGAATGCGACTTATTTGACTAATATGTATACATGGAAAAAATTCTTGTTACCGGCGGTGCCGGATTTATTGGTCGTCATTTGATCAAGCGTTTGCTTGATACAACTGATGCGTTTGTATATAACGTTGACAAGCTTGGTTATGCAAGCAACGCACAAGAATTATTTAACCATCCAGAAGCACGTTGGCGCTACCAGTTACTGCCATACAACCTGGCCAATGAAGGCGTAATTAAAGAGTGGGTGTTATCTATTCAACCATCTAAGATCTTCCATTTAGCTGCCGAAAGTCACGTCGATAACTCCATTCGATCACCACACGAATTTATCTACAGCAATATCATCGGCACCTTTAATTTACTTGAGGCATGCCGCCTTGGTATTGAAGAAGACTTTAAGTTTCTGCACGTCAGTACCGACGAGGTATTTGGTTCATTGCATCCGGATGACACAGAGACTTACTTTGTAGAGACTACGCCTTACAACCCAAGGTCTCCATACTCAGCCAGCAAGGCAGCTAGTGACCACCTGGTAATGGCCTGGCACAACACCTATAAGTTTCCTGCAGTCATGACGAACTGCAGCAATAACTATGGCCCTGGTCAGCATCCAGAAAAGTTAATCCCGATGACGATCACCAATGCGTTGGCAGACAAGCCGATCACGATTCATGGAGAAGGAAAAAACGTACGTGATTGGTTACATGTAGAAGATCATATTGATGCTTTACTTTTGGTAATGAAAGAAGGATGGATTGGTCAGCAATATTGTATTGGCGGCGATGGAGAGCGTACCAACGTAGATGTTGTTTATACTATTTGCAATATTTTGGATGAGCTTAGGCCATCACATAAGCCTCATGCTCAGTTGATTAAACATGTAACAGATCGACCGGGCAATGATTTGAAGTATGCAATTAACCCAAGCAAGATTCGAAAGCTTGGCTGGAGCGCACAACGCAACTTCGAAGACGGTATTAGAGAATTGATTAAGGGTTACTTATAATAAAGATATAAGTAACAGTTAGATGGCACAAGACGATAGCAAATATTCCAAGCCGGAGTTACGCGAGCGGATCAAAGATCGTGTAATGGCTGGAGATAAAGGTGGCAAACCTGGTCAGTGGTCTGCACGTAAAGCTCAGCTTGTTGCACAAGAGTACGAAAAAGCAGGCGGTGGGTACAAAGGTGGTAAAGGGGAAAAACAAAAGTCTTTGGAAAAGTGGGGTAAAGAGAAGTGGATGACCAAAGATGAGTATGAAAAACGCGGCAAAGCTAAAGCTGCTGCAAAGAAATATAAAGAGAGCAAGTGATGGCAGACAAAGCAATTCAGAAAGGATATACCAAACGTTACCTTCCAGAGAAAGCCTGGGCCTCATTGTCTAAAGAAGAGCGTGAGGAGACTGATCAAAAGAAACGTGCCGCCAGCCGCGAAGGTAAACAGTTTGTTCCTAACACTGAGCGTGCAAAGAAAGCAGGACGTGCGGCTCGTCGTTACAAGGAAAGTAAGTAACTTTATAATCAATTAAGATACTTTAACAATTATGGCTGAAGGTAAAAAGTTTGTGCCTGGCAAAGGCATGGTTTCTGCTGGTAAAGCTGCGGCAGAAGGCAAGAAAGGTGCAGTGCCCCCAAAGAAGGGTGCTCCCGTACCACCCAAGAAGGGTGCTCCGGCTGCAAAACCTGGTGCAAAAAAACCAATGCCACCCAAGAAAAAATAGTGATATCCTGACAGACGGAGCAATACCGCTCTAGGGGTAATAGTCGAAACCCCTTCCACGTTACGAAAGTAGTGCTCAACAACATTTGAGTAGGGAAGGAAGTTATGATCCCGGTATACCAACCGGGATTTTTTTGTACGTGGCATATTTAAATCACAATTTGCCCGACTGGTCTTGCTACATACGTAATGAGTTTCTTTACAACCACACACAAGGTCATGGCGAGGTGACCAAGTGTGATGTGCACTGTGTTGCCAGCATTGAGAAACGTGTGCCGTTGTTTGAAGCGTTCCTTGAGAATGGTGTGAATTGGACTAGGCGTCCACTGCATGCGTTCTGCTGGAAACCTGATGCACCCATCGAACCGTTGGAAGATGTGATGTATTGGGATTGTTTTTCACCTTATATTGATGTGCAGAAACGTGCGCGTCTCTCTGGTCTCCAGGCAGAGTTAATCAAGCCTAATGGCGAGAAGGCTCTTGGTACCTACATGTTCACCCTTGATTGGTCATGGGAAAACAAAGGTACGACCGACTTTAATTTCTCTGAAACACCAGAGCATAAGTGCGCCCATCTCTTCAAGATGGATAGCGGTAATTACTATGCGTATCCCAACAACCGAATCATCTGGTACGACAACGCTTGGACATTTAATCGCATCAAACAAAACCCAGGGTATGAGATTGATATGACGGTGTATTCGGTAGAGAACAAACGGAGGCTGGAGACATCAGACCATTATATCTACGAGGTGAAGACTGTAGAATAAATCCGTTCCCCCTCTCTTTCCGATGGGGCGCTAAGTCCTGGGTACCCAGGCCGCCAGTTCTGAGGTCCGTCGTTGGTAGCGGGTAGCCTTTCCTGGCGTCAACGAGAATTAGCGCAGTTTGGTAGCGCACCTGTTTTGGGAGCAGGGGGCCGCAGGTTCAAATCCTGCATTCTCGATTATTCAATTTCCTAATAAACACCGTATATTAGTTATACGAATAAAAGTTATGTATGGGTTGGGCTGATGCCAAGAAGCGCATCGACAAAAACCGACAAAAGCTTTTGGAGTACAAGAAGACTCTGCAGTGCAAGAAGTGTGGATTGGATGATCACCGTGTCCTTGAGTTTCACCATGTAGGTGATAAGGATAACAATATCTCAAGTATGGTGAATCATGGTTACGCCTGGAGCAGGGTAGAGCAAGAGATCGAGAAGTGCATTCCGCTCTGCTGCAACTGCCATCGTCTTACCCATTACGAAGGGTAGCTTTAATAAACCAAGCAGCTTTAAAGGCTTGACCACAGAGGTCAGCCATGTAGTTCTGAATATCGATGGCACCCACCTTGGCAGCAATGGGCTCCAGTTTCTTGGACTTCATGCCCAGTTCTTCCAGGTTTTTGTAGTACGTGGCGAGCTGATCAGTTCCCTTGTAGCTGGTAACATGCTGGATACCAGGGCCAGCATCTGCCAGGCCCCTGGCGCACATCGGCATCAGGTAGTCCATGGACCTGATGAACTCACTTAATGTATCGAACTGTTCCAGATGAGCTTCGTATTGGTCTTTAAGGAATGCATGCACCCCGAGGAAGTTCGACCCCTCGTAGTTCAGGTGAATGAGATGGGATTGTGTTTGAAGTTCCTTGAGGTAGGAGGCGAGGGAAATGCACTGCTGGATGAAGGCCCCGACATCACCATTCTTTGATTTACCAGGAGCCTTGGGCTTGGCCTGTGGCTCTGGAGCCACCCCAGAATTGAGTGGTTCCACCCCCATCTGGGGTGGTTGTTGCGTCTGAGGACCAGGAGTATACATAATTTTTAACCAATAGTTCTAGTATAAATTAAACAATTTCAAACCAAGAGAGGTCTGCTAACACCTTGGTATTAGGTGAAGTTGGCACCATGATGACTGAAAAAATATCACTTACCCCAGCTTGGGTTCTACCCAGCTGGAAATTAAAACTATTAATAGATGTGATATCTAGTGTGCCATTGTTTTGAATATAACCACCAAGGATATCAGTACCACCACTCATACCACTGGCAGTCATATCGTATTCAACATTTCCGTTGTAGTGAGTTGTCCAGTTAGCACCACTAAGAGTGGGATTAAGGATTACACGAAACTGTACGTTTTGGTTTGATGTAACAATTGCATTTAAATTAGAAGGAACAATAACGCTATCTAAACGGCTAGAAGAAAGACGCAGTGAAATGACTGGATAAGAAACTCCAGTGGCGGCTAAGTTTTTTTCTGTGGTGCCAAGGGCTACGTTATAGCGGCGACTAAATCCTTCATAGCCACCTTCCGATGCAACCGTTGCACAAATTTGTTTTGCTGTTGAGCTAGAAGCTGTAGTACCTAGGTTTTCAATTTCTTGGCGCAGTGGTAGCACTGCCGTTGTCATGTAGCTGGTTGCATTCTGGTTGTCATTATGGAAAGTATGCGCAACCTGCATATGTCCATCAACTACAAAACCAGCACGTACGTCACCAACACCAAGCCATTCAATATCCATCCAGAAGATATTGGCTTTGGTTGGATCAAGATTCCTACCGGTTACACCAGAACCATTAAAGGTATCTGTATTCCAACCACTCTGAGCAACACGTGTTTCGTTAACAGAGCCACTAATGTAACTACGGAGAACAAGATAGTTTGTATTACCACTTTGTTCAAAGAAAATACCGTTTTGTGCACCAAACAAACCAACACGTTGTCTAAGGTTTGCTTTGCCTGACGCAAAAACAAACGATGACATATTTAAAAATGATTTACCAGGCTGGTAAGGAAAGACTCGTTTGGTTTCCCTGTAAATGTAATCGCCAGAACGTGTAGTTACATTGAGATCAACAACGCTTTCGTTAGCACGGTAGGTGGTTGTACCACTGACACCAGTAAGGGTAGACCACTTATCGTTTTCTTGATAACGGTGTTGGCTATCAAAGATGGTAAATGGTTGTGAAATTCTTAACCGACCAAAAGCATCCCCAGCTGTTCCCCCTGGCTGCACATAAACAGTATCACCAGATGCGGTCGTTACTTCTAGTGGTTGACCACTGCAAGTTTGAACCTTAACAACTTCGTATAGATTACTTGGCTTAAGGGGATCTCTATACAGTGGCATTATCTTAAAGCTGTGTATACCTTATTCTACTCCTGTTAAAATAGATCAATAATAGAGTGAACATCAGTGGCTTACCGGCACGAACAAGAGAATCTGTACGTCTACACTTCAGGTTTTACCGCACCTAGTAGTGGAGAAGCACAGCGTATTGACTTTCCAAACCGGTCAGCACCTAAGACTTTTCTGTTTGCACCAACCGTAACTAACATCAATACAAACGTTGTGGTGCGCCTTGATGGTTCTTTGGATGGAACCAACTACGCACCTATTATCAGCGGGCAAACAATCACTGGTAATGGCACTGCATTTTTTACGGTAACCAATATGCCTGTGAAATTTATTCAACCGGTGTTTGTATCTGAAAGTGGCGGCACTGATGCCGTTGTTTCATTTGCGCTTTCTGCGACCGTCTAACTCTAGATAACCATAGTCACGCTCTTCCGTAACCGGAAGATCTGTTTTATTACATACGGAACATTGTCCCATGTGATACGTAGCGCAATGGTAGGGAGGACCATTGTATTCTCCTAGTCGATACCAACGCCCATACGTTACACCGCACTCATGACAAACATAGTCAATTTCCCGTATTTTTCTTTCTTTACGAGGAGGCCGCTGTGATGGTTTGCGGTTTTCTTTTGGATCTTTAATCATTGTTTGCTTGTCAAATAGTCAACAAGTTGTTTAGCATTCTTATATTCTTTTTCGGCATGCGTTAAGTTTTCCTGGGCCGCTTGCAGAACACACTTATAAATTTCTGCACCTGACATGTCTGCCATTGCTTCTGTAATGGTGTCAGCAAAACCATCGACAATGGATTGTTTCCAGGTATTGTCATCGTTAAACAAGTTTGAAATTGCAGTCATTGTGTTTGAAGTGTTGTCAAGATTTTTTTTAGAATCTTTGTTAGCCAGTGGGTTGTCTATTGATATAAAAGTTCGATTTGCTTTGTACCATTTTTGCCATTCATTAATAGCATCAATAGGTTCATGTGGATGTTCCATTGAAAAGAAACAAGGACGCCCTACTAACGTAGGACGCCCCAACCATAAACCAAATCAAACAGAAGCAACTGTTTCTTCTGATTCTTTTTTGATTAGTTCTTCGTATTCTTTGACAGCCTGGAGCCGATCAAAATACATGTCTCGACAGAAGGGACCCGCCTCTTTTAAACAGAAGTCTTGCCACAGCCCGGTATAAAGACCCACAACACCGGGGGCACCATTGGCGCGACCAGAGCATTGGTACATGTGCTCCATGAAATCAGCCTTGCGTTGCTCGGCTTTTACATCCCAGCCAGCAAGGTAATCAGTGTTCATCATCAGTCGTTCAAAGCAAAGGAAGTGCAGCTGGTATAAACCCCGGTTACTTGAGGCAACTCAAATAAGAGGTCATGCATTTCATCTTGTAAAGCTTCTACAATTTCATCTTCGGTTTTACCACCGAATGAATTGTATTCAACATCAAGCTCTACAGAGAATGTCACTGAAAGCTTTGGTACAACAACCGGTTCCATTGAACGCTGGAAAGAACTCTCTAACTTTACAGCAGTTTCTCTAGAGAGTGGACCTTTGCTTGTTGGTAATAACCAAGACGATCTTGAATAATATTGACGTAATTGATGGCAGCATCAACCATTTCTTCTGCTTCCATGCTAGAAGCAAGATGTTCATTGGAGATCATGGCTGCTGTCAGGATTGTGACAGACCATTCGAGTTTGTTTCCAACTAACGCAGGAAGAGGCGTACCATCCAACGTAAAGCCACCCAGGATTTTTTCTAGGTTTTGCTCGTTAGACATGGCACGCCTCATGGGGTATTAATTCATGTTAAGGCATGAATCTTCTTTCATTAAGAAATACCAATAAGCATGGGAAGCGTTTTGGTGGAATCGTTTTGCAGTCAAAAGCCGAAGCTTCCGCTGATCTAATTCATCCACTTGATCTGCATTGTAAGGGAGAACCGCACCTTCTTCGCACAACATGTTGCGCTCAACGGTGTTCATCTCTACTTGCAGACTACAATCTTCTGCTGCATGCCGATGACATGTCATACGAACATGTGCATCTTCTAAGTTGGCAGGAGGATCAAGCTTCTGGTAAAAGTGTTCCGCAATATTCGGATGCATCCATTTCCAGGTTGAATTCAAGATCTGAATCGGTTTCCTTCGAATAAATTCGTTTGGTTCGGACTGAGTATTCTTGAAAGACTTTGACTCCGTGGGGGATTTTTTGACCATTCTGATAGGCGTCGCGGATTGCATCTAGATTTGGTAATAGTTCGGTTTGGGTTTTAGGTTCGATCTTCTCACTGAGGATCTCACCATCTATAGAACGTACCACAATTTGTTTGGTTGTGGTAATTTCCTGGAGCATACAAAATTTCTTACGGTCATCCGTATGCCAGTATTCAGGATCCGTTGAGATTTCTACAGTAAGATCCCGCTTCTTGACCAGTGTGAACTGATAGTCACGACCTGTGATCTTATTGGAATCAACAGGCAACACGCGCCGCAGATAATTCAGTAAACCCTTGAGGGACCGCAGTTGGGATTCGTGGTGACGTTTAGCCTTGGTGATGAGCTCACCTTCTTTTTTGATTCGCTCCAACGCATCTTCATGCGCTGACATTGCGTAGTAAATGCGATCAATCTTTTCTGAACGCAAGAGGGCACAAGCTTCCAGCTCAGCTTTTGCCAGCTCTTGGGATTCAGGAGTGAGAAGAGGCAAAGACTTTTCGAGAGCAGCATAGTGCTCGTACAGTTTGATAACGGTTAAGTCTTGTAGTTTAACGTGAGTGATCTGAGTCATGATTAGAATCCTTGTTTTTTAGCTTGACGAAGTTGTTTGCGTAACATCCGTTCATAACGCCGGCGCACTTCTCTTGAGTTTTCTTGTTTTATAAAGACTTTATTGGTATCAGTTAAAAAGGTTTTTTGTCGTGTTGTTACTTGAATTAAATTGAGTTTTTGTTGAGAGATGTCAGACATTGTTCAGTTGAATTGAGTTTGAAACTTGTTAACCATATAGGTCAGCAGCATACCTGCCGCTGCCCAAAGAAGATCTTTTAACACCGGAAGTACGGTGGCAAACAAGGATTCGAACATGGTGTTAAGTAGAGGAAGGTTGGTCAGTTTAACGTCTTGACCAGGACGGTCCACCCTCTACCGGGACGGAGTTAGTCTACCAGCTTTTCTAGGATAAAAGATTTTTGACCATCTTCACCAAGGTCATTCCACCATTGAAGATCAGGATCCTTTTCATCCCAGTCAATGCGGATGGTGCCAGTCCCATCCTCTTCTTCTACATAATCAATCTGCATCTTTTCTATTGAGCTTAAGAAAGTCATTGGTTCTTTACTGCAGCTTTGAGTTGTGGTAGTGCAGTACCAGGGAATGGTACGTATCCAGCTTCCAGCATATTAAAGAAAAGATCCCAAGCCTGGTGCTGAGTAAAGATTTCTTTAGGCTTGTAGGTACGCCAGTGGCTTAGTGGAGCTTGTGCTCCCGACTTGGTATGTAGCAATACAAAACGCCCGTCACTGATGTGATCAGAGGGAGGCGCGTACCACCAGGCCACGCACTTATCAGGTGTACCACTGGAGCTAGCATTGCGTGCTTCTGTGCGCTTGCACAGTAGTTCCCTGTACTTGTTGAACCAAGTCAGATGGATGCACCATGGTCTAAATCCCTGGATCTCTTCTTGGAAAGAAGATAGGTCACGGAGCTGACGTTGAAAGGACCCACACGAGCAGCTAGGTTCGCCAAACATCGCGTGTTGTTCTTGGCCATCGTCCAGTTCAGAGTCCATATCAAGCGGCCGATCCGCAAGCCGCAACCCGTCCGGTGCAACCAGATAGCCAAGGTCCGTCTGGTCAGACTGAAGAATGGCTTTGAGTTTGTTTGGATCTGACAAGTGAATAAACTTGTCTGCCCAGTGGGCTTGTAGTTTTGCATTAGAGGTCAGGTGTCCGAGTGCGTGTGAGTAGTACCAGCCCTTAAACATAACGTAAGCATTGTTGTGCCATACGCTAGGGCCACGATAATTAGGGCCAAGATACGAAAAGAAATCTTTGAGACGATGAGTGTAACCCTGGAACGCTGACTTGATTAGCTCCCGTGCGTAAGTCTGCTCACTACCATCAGTACGCACCACAGTGCAATGATCATCTCGCAAATAAATGCCGGAGATCTCAGTGTCATCAAAGTCCGGGAAAGCGCGGCGGATGTTAGACCGAGAATAAATAAGAGCTTGCGCAGGGTTGAGTTCGGTTTGGAATTGAATTGACATGACTTGAATCGAGTGGAATTAAAACGGGCAGTCCTGGTGCACATTGGTACCAGTCTCTTGATCCTGGGACTTGACATGGCGATAA